TCCACGCAAGCCGCGCAAGATCACACAAGTGGAAGGCGCACTCGTTGAAGCTGATCTCCTTGCGCTGCGCTCCCAAGCGAAACAACTCGAGCGCGCCTGTCGCACGCTCCAAGACTGGCAAGACCTCGCGAAGCGACTCAATTACAAACCGGGATGGGCGTTCTATCGATGGAGCGCATCGAAAGGGAAACCCCAATATGCCGCGCGCTGACGAATCCGCCCTGCTTCATCGACTCTTGATTCGCTGCTCCGAACTCGGCGCGCGCGTCTTTCGGAACAACGTCGGACGCTTGCAAGACCGCCACGGCCGCTATGTTCAATACGGACTGTGCGTCGGCAGTTCCGACCTCATCGGCTACTTGCCCGTCACGATTCGACCAGAACACGTCGGACAGACGCTCGCCGTCTTCGTCGCGATCGAAGCCAAGTCCGCAACAGGCGCGCTGCGTCCCGAACAGCGGCAATTCTTGAACGTGGTCGGCCAACACGGGGCGATTACCTGCCTCGCGCGCTCAGAAGCGGACGCCGACATGACCTTCGCGCCGTGGCTCGCATGAGCGACGACCCAAACGCCAAATTCCGCAACGCGGTCACACCGCACAACGCCGTCGCGACGTGGGGACTCGCCAGCAACAGCAAGGGCGCTCCGCTGAGCACGCACGCGAACGTCGGACTCGTCCTCGACCACATGCCTGAGATGTTACGCGGGGCCTATTACGACGAGTTCCAAGACAAGACGATTGTCGATCGTCGGGAGTGGCGCGACGTGGACGACACCGGCCTGTGTATGTGGCTCCAAGAACACATTGGACTCTCCACGATCACGCCCGGCATGGTGCATGCGGTCATCGCGCATCGGTTGCACGCTACTCCTCGCCATTGGGTCCGCGAATATCTGAAGGCGCTCCCGTGCGACGATCTTCCGCGCATCGCGCACGCGTTCGAGGACCATTGGGGCGTGGAACCGGGCTTCTCGCAATCGAGCGACTACATCCGGGCCGTGAGCGCAAACTTCTTCATTGGCCTCATCGCCCGTGTGATGCGACCCGGGTGCCAACTCGATACGATGGTGGTTTTTGAAGGCCACCAAGGCACGCGCAAATCCTCCGCGCTCCGCGTGCTCGGCGGCGCGGGCTACATGCTCGCGACCGAATCGATCAACTCGAAAGACTTTCAGCAAGCCCTGCGCGGCGCGTGGATCGCGGAGATTGGTGAACTTGAGTCCTTCAGCCGCGCCGACCGGGACCGTATCAAAGCCATCATTAGTAATCCGATCGATAAATACCGCGGCAGCTACGAGCGCCATGTCCGCGAATACCCGCGTCAATGCCTCTTCGCCGGCACCACGAACAAAGACGACTGGGGTAACGACGACACGGGCCTGCGTCGATTCTGGCCGGTCTGGTGCGGCGACATCGACCTTCCCGGTATCGTGGCCCATCGCGATGAGTGGTTCGCTGAAGCCTATCGTCTCTACCTCACCGGCGCGTCCTGGTGGGAGACCCCGGCCGCCGCGACACTGACCGCGCAACGCGACCGACAGTCCGAAGATATCTGGACACGTCTCGTTATGGAACACCTCATCGGCAAGTCAGAGGTCTATCTCCAAGACGTGCTCAGAGACGCCTGCAAAGTCCGCGAGGCTGAGATGAACCACGCGCATAAACTCCGCATTGGCAGCATCTTACGGCTGGCTGGTTGGACGAAATCGAACCGGAGACGCGACGGCAAGCAGGTCAAAACGTGGGTAGCGCCTGACGATGAGTAGCGCGTGGGTAGCGGCCATTTCTCCTATGATGCTACTTATGCTACCTATGATACCTATACCTATATACACATAGCGCACGCGCCTGAAGGTCATTAGAAAACAGGGGTAGCGGGGTAGCGGGTAGCAGTAAACTGTCCCGCATGGCTGATGGCCTCTCGCTCGCTGCTGAATTTACGATGCTGCTCGCCGCTGAAGTCCGTCAGCTCGTCGAGGATGGCGCGTCCACGCTCGAGATGTTCGAGGCGCTCGCCCGCGCGCACCCGAACTATCAATTCACCCTCGATTCTATTGAGCGTCTCGCCCGCCAAGTGGCTGACCGTAGGCCCGTCGCGAAGCGCTACCTCCAGAGCAAGTCGCTCGACATGGCTAAGAACGTCGTGGAGCGCGGCAAGCCAGCCGACCATGTGCGGGCGCTCGAAGGGCTCGGCGAGGTGCTGGACGCGGGCCAGGAGCACGGCGGTGGCATTACGGTCATCGTAGGCGCCGGGTCGCAGGTGCAAATCAACCTAGGCGAGCGGACTCTGACGACACTTTCGCCTCGACGTTCAGAGAGCGAAAGCGAAACCGAATAGATTCACTAAGGATATGTGCTGGTTCTGATAATCTAGATTATGTTAACCAGCTAAGTCCTTGCGTTGATAGAACATACAGTAATGGTGTGGATTTATCAACAGCTAAGAGAATGGCGCGAGCGTGCAGGCTGGGAACGGCGTCCGCCCCGGCGCTGATGCTCTGCCGCTCGCGCCAGCGTCCCCCTCCCCCCTTCGCGGCGCGGGTTCCACTTGGGAGGGTCCCGACGGGTAGCGGTGGCTAGGCTACGGTCGCGGAGAATCGTAAAATCGGTTTGAGCAGTTACCGGTTGTGTTTAGGTAGTAGAGTTGGTAGAGTTGTGTCTACGTGGTGTTTAGCGAACGGTTGTGGTCGAAGATTCAGCGTGGCGCGGAGGGTTCTTGCTGGGAATGGCAGGGCTATCGAGAGCGTGCGCGTGGTGGGTCCGGCGCGGGGTATGGTCGATGGCGCTACCGGTTTAAACGGTCGCTATTGGCGCATCGAGCGGTCTGGATGGACGTGAAGGGGCCGATTCCGGAGGGAATGTGCGTATGTCATTCCTGTGATAATCCGCCCTGTTGTAATCCGGCGCATCTCTTCCTTGGAACGCCCGGTGATAATGCGCGGGATATGAGCGTGAAGGGGAGGAAAGCGAGTGTGGCTGGGGCCGCGCATCCGATGGCGAAATTAACAGACGAGTCGGTGCGTGAGATTCGGAGACGGCGAAGTCTCGGGGAGGATGCGCGCACACTCGCGCGAGACTACGCGGTGGGCGTGTCGAATATCCACATGATTACCCGTCGGGCGACATGGAGTCACATCGCGTGATTAGCCTCGGTCTAGACACGCTCGGCCAGGCGCACCCAACGGCCCGTTGTTCTTGGTGTGACGCGCCCTTAGTAGTCGCGCAAGTCCAACAACTTTTCTGCTGGGTTTGTCCGAATTGTTACCCCCGGCAGCTCGAGTTCGCGGTGCTGGTGGATATCTCGGCGAAGCGGGCGTCCGAGCTGGGCCTAAAAGCCTCCGGGCGGTATTGCTGGCATGTGCCGTTGCCGAGTCAGGTGGCGATTTACGAGCTGGGGTCGAAGGGTGGGGTCATCGTCTGGGGGGCGCGGAAGGGGCCGGGGAAGTCGCTCGGGTGCCGGCGGTGGCTGTATTGGCGGAGCATTCTGGTGCCTGGGCACGAGGCGTTGTTGCTGCGGGAGAATTGGGATCAGTTGATTGACCAGCATACGCGGCACATGGCGTATGAGGTGCCGTTGCTGGGGGGGCGGTGGCTGGAGGGGGACAAGCGGGCGGTGTTCGGGCGCGGGTCGGAAGAGAGCGTGATCACGTGCGGGCATATGAGCGAGGCGGCGTCGATTACGCGGTATCAGGGCGGGAACAAGGGGGCGATTGTGTGCGACGAGGGGAGTTTGTATCCGGTGGATGCGTTTGGGGCGTCGGTGTTGTCGGAGTTGCGGAGTGTGGCGCGGTGGGTGGGGACGGATCGGGAGGGGCGGACGGTGTATCCGGTGATGGCGGTGCCGACGAATCCTGGGGGGCCGAGTGCGGAGTATTTGCGGCAGATGGCGATCGATAAGGTGCCGGATTACGAGATGTTCCCGCGACTCAGGCCTGTGTTCAACGCCGACGGAAGCGTGAAGGAAGGGTATGACCCGGCGACGTGGGTGTATCTGGATGCGAAGATCGAGGACAATCCGTATTTGGCGGACGATTATCGGCAGCAGAACTTGACGGGGTTGAGCGAGGTGAAATACAAGCAGTTTGCACAGGCCGATTGGAATGCGTTTGCCGGGCAGATGTTTCCCGAGTGGCGGGAAGAGTTGCATGTCGTGGAGTGTGCGATTGTCTAGGATGATCACGCTACACATTATCCGTTCTGAATTCTGCGTGCCGGGAACCGTGCATCTCCTCCCGCTCGGCACGTCGGCGCTCGCGCCTGGTGTGTATGCGCCTCCGAACATGCCGGAAGCCACGGTGTTGAGGGCCGCGGCGCAACTATCTGGCGATTACTATCGCGCGTCAGGCGTGTATGTGCGGGTGCGATCCGTAAAGGATGACCCGATCGACTCACCCGATATCGGCCCGGACGTGCCCGGCGGTGGGGCGGTATGAACTGGATTCTCCCGGTCCAGCGGTATCGGCAGATGACGTTGAAGGGGTATCGGTTCGGGCATCTCATCGCGCACTGTTTTCGGTGTCCGTTCCAATATCCTCCGGAGACGCTCGGCCCGAACGTGTGTCCCGACTGCGGCGGCCGGATGCATGTCACGACACTTGATGCTGACTTAGTGCGCGTTCACGCGGGCGGTGAAATTCGGCCATGACCCGCGAATCCCGCCTCCTCCTCATGGCCCTCGCGTGCCTCGCGCTCGGCGCCGGCTGCCTGCTCTGGATCGCGGTCGCGTGGTAACGCTCTACATCCCACGTCAAATCGACTTCTTGGGAGGGATGGACTGGGGATTCAATGGCCCAGGCGTGCTGCTCTGGGCCGCGGCGATGCCCAACGGTGCGCTGCACATCGCGCGGGAGTGGAAGTTTACCGAGCTTGCCGACGAGGAAATCGCGGCGGGGTTTCACCATCGCACGAAAGCGATGCGCGTCAAGGTGCGCTACGTGGCGGGCGATTGGTCGATGTGGATTCGGGACGGGCGGAACGCCACGCGCGGGCAATCGCGGGCCGAGACGTTGATACGGGCGGGCGTGCCGTTGCGGAAAGCCGAGAACGCGAGGCCGGACGGCTGGGCGCGGATGCACTCGTGGCTGCGGGTGCCGAAAGACGAGGCGGGGCACGTCACGGGGGCGCCGCTCTTGACGATTGATGTATCCTGTGCATATCTGCGGCGGACCATTCCCGCGCAACGGAGCAGCAAGAACGATCCTGATGATGTCGATTGCTGGGTCGCCGGGACGCTCGTCAGCACGCCGCACGGTCCAGTTCCTATCGAAGCGATCAACCCGGGCGATATCGTAGAGACGCCCGTCGGTCCACGGCCGGTCACCGAATCCTACCTCTCCGGCACGAGCGCCACGATGTGGCTCCGTCTCGCGGACGGGCGGCGGTTGGAAGGCACGCCCTATCACAAGGTCTACGTGAAGGGGAAGGGCCTTATTCCACTCGAATCCATTGCTTGCCATGATATACTCATGGAGAAGATTATATGGTCAAAGTGGTTGAATATCGCGGTGTCGTGTATCGCCGCTATCCGGGGCGGCTCTATTACAGCCCGGGCGGGAGCGTGCTGGGGCACGGTGGCACAAGCCTGCATCGGCAGATTTGGCTGGACGCCGGCCGAGAGATTCCGCCCAAGTGGCACATCCATCACGTCAACGGCGACCATGACGATAATGCCTTGGAGAACCTGGCCTGCTTCGCCCCGTCAGTCCATGCTGCTCACCACTGTCGAGCGCGTATGGCCGGTGAGCTTGGACAACGGCTCACGGCGTGGCGTCAGTCGGAGTCTGGACGGGCCATTCTCCGAGAGAATGCCTACAAAATGCTCGCGCGAACGCCTGAACGGCAATGCGCGTGCCCTCATTGTGGCGTGTCTTTTACGACGCGACACCCTCAGCAAAAGTTTTGCTCGGATCGCTGTAAAGAGTTGGGCAATTATCCCATTCGGCATCCGTGCCCGGTGTGCGGTGCTCTCTGTAAAGTTAAGCGGGCGTCGTATCGACAGGTGCAAACCTGCTCGTATCGTTGCGGTTGGGCATTGCGCCGACAGAAAACGGGTGTATAACATCACCGTGCAGGACGCCCGCTTGTTTTACGCGAACGGCATTCTCTCTAGTAACACCACCGGCGACGATCACGGCGTGGATGCGCTGCGGTATCTCCTGATGAGCCGCCCCAGCCCGACGCAGTTGCGTGCGAAGATGGACCCGCCGCCCAAAGGCTCGGCCGGGGCGTTGCTGGCGGAGCTGCGGGCGGGCGTCGGACAGGCGACTGTGCTCGGCGCGGGGAACGTGCGATGATGCCCCCCGCCCAACCGGGCGCGTCTCCCCTCTCAGCCCAACCGGCCCCGCAGACACCCCCGGCGCTCCCCTACCAGAACACCGCCAAGCCGCTCACCGAAGACGCCATTAGCGACTGGCGCGCACGACTCACCGCCTCCCGAGATCCTATCGCGACGATTATCAGCGACGGCAAAAAGAACGTCGAACGCTATCGCGGCAAGACGCTGGCGGTCATCCCGCGCGAACCGGAAGTCGTTGTCCCGCTCGACTACAGCTACACCGAGCAGAAAAAGGCGCAACTATTCTTCCAAGTGCCGGAGTTGCAGCTCGAAGCCTCCAGACCGGAAGCGGTTGATTCGCAGCCCATCGCACAGGCCATCATCAATAAGATGCTCGGCGTCAAGCCCGTCGGCGTCGATGCCAAGACGGCGATGTTCGAAGCGCTGACGGACACGATCTGTCCGACCGGCTACGGCGTGTGCAAGATCGGCTACGAATGCGTGGTGAGCGGGACGAAGGACGCGCCGACCGGTCGGATGATGCCGAATCCCGCCGGACAGCCGGGGGCCATTCTCGGCCTCTCCGTGCCGATGGTGCCGGAAACCCAGCCGGTCCCCAACATCGTCAGCGAACGTTATTACTGGCGCCGGATTCCGCCGGGGCACCTGCGCGTGCCGGCCGACTTCATCGGCTCCGACTTCGATGAATCGCCGTGGCTCGCGTGGCGGTTCAGCGAGGATGTCCCGCTCTACGCCGGCACCGGACGCCGCCGTGGCTCGAGTGCCACCGACGATGACGATCTGCTCCTGACGCCGCCATCCCAGACCAGCCGCGAGAAGACCCAGAAACGCTGGGGCACGGAAGTGTTCTATCAGGCGCGGCGCTTCGACCCGACCTGTCCGAATCCCGCGCTCGTTCGGACGTTTAAGATTTACGACGACGAGGACGTGGAGCGCGATCATCAGGACAGCAAAGATCAACGCTGGGCCGCCGATGGCTCGCTGATCGGCATGGCCGGGTATCCGCTCCACGTCTTAACCCTGCGCTACACGTCCGATACCTGCTTCCCGCTGTCGGATGTGTCGCACACGCGGCAGACGGTCGACGAAATCAGTAAGGGCCGCACGCAGCTCGTCCGGCGCCGCGATCGGTCGCTCCCGCAGGTGGGCTACGACGCGACGACCGTCACGCCGGATAGCTTGGCCAAGATTGAAGCGGGGGACAACTCGGCGTTCATTGGCTTCGCGCGTCCGATTGACGATTCGACGTTTCGGGAGATTCCAAAAGGCACCTTCGGCCGAGAGAACTTCGCGTTCAACGATCAGGGCCAGCGCGACCTCGACACCGCGTGGGCGCTCGGGGCAAGTGCCGGCGTGCTCCGGGCCGATTCGCCTGAGACGGCGACGAAGAGCCAGCAGATTCAATCAGCGGTCGATACGCGGCTCGAAGCCGAACGTACGCGCGTGCTGGAGTATCTCGTCAAGGGCGCGATGAAACTGTTTGGGCTCGTGCAGGTCTACGCCGACCAGCAGGATTACGTCCGGCTCGAAGGGCAGCAGGCGACGGCGCGGTTGCAGGCGTGGGACAAGACGACGATTCCCGGCCCGTATGCGTTCTCCGCGAAACCCAACAGCCATGTCCGGCTGGATGCGTCGGCGGACCGCGAACAGGCGCTGCGGTTTTACAACCTCACCGGCCAGGACCCCTACGTGAACCGCGCCGAAACGGTCAAGATGGTCGCGTTGAAGTTTGGGCTTGACCCGACAAAGGTGCTGAAGCAGCCCGATCCGAAGGGGCCTGACCCCGCGTCCGTGTCGATGTCGTTCAAGATGGAAGACTTCGCGGGGCCGATGGCACCGATTGCCATCGAACTGGCCGCGCAGGCCGGATACAAGATCAGCCCGCAAGCGATGCAAGCGGCGCAAGGCTTCGCGCAGATTTGGGCCGCGATTCAAGCCGAGGAACAGGCGAAGATGGCGGCCGACAAGGCGGCGCAGACCGGCAAGCCGTCGACCGAGCACGGCGGCGCGGTGCAAGGGCTGTCGCCCATCGATAAGCACTCGGCGGACCTGTCTCCGGGCGGGATGCAGGGGATGCCGCGATGACCGCTATCGCTGCGAACGTCTTTCGGATCGGACCCTGCGCGCTGTGCGGATGGGAAGGATGTGCACGCACCCAACGCGCCGCGACCGACGCCACGCGGGACCATTTCACGGCGGTGCATCCAGAGGTGGATATCAGCGGATGGATTGACCAGCGCGCAGAATTTGTCGTGGACCCAGAATGATCCCCACGATTAGCGACTGGACGTGCGTGCTCGACCTGACCTACGGCGCGTATCGCGTCTCGGCGATCGTGGATGGCGTGCTCGTGCAGGGCTGGACGCGGCGGTATCTGTCCGATCCGACGCCGGCCATCATGGGGCGCATGGTTGATCAAGCCGAACGCGCGCGGGCCGGCGCCGCGCCGAAACCGGCGCCGAATCCGTGGATTGTGCAGTGATTACCTACGATTTCCG